AGCGGCACCTGCAGGGAGCCGACCACGTAGGCTGCAGTGACGGTCGCCATCTCGTCGTCGATCTTGACGATATCGCCCGCCACGATGCCGGTTGCCGCCGCCACGGTGCATTTCGTGCTGCCGACCGCGAGCGCAGCGCCGAGAGTTGTGATGTCCAGTGCCATGATTAGCTCCACGCCCGCAGGGCGAACCCCGGCAGAATCGGACCCATGCCGACGAGCATGTCGCAGCGTCTCGGGAGTTGGTCCGTCAACGACTGATACTGCTCGACCCAGCGCAGCGAAATGCGCGCCTCTTCATCCGACACCGTCTTGGCGTTCGCACCGGGCAGATTGTCCGGCAGCGCCACCATCGCGAAGGCGAACGCGTCCGGCTGGAACACGAGCGACTGCCTCGACCGTTGCGCCGTCATGGTCGCCGAGACTGACCCGGTTGCGCCGATGAACGTGATCGCCGCATTGTCTGCCGGCAGGTTCGTCACGGTCTGAAGCTGCCCTTCCGCAATCATCGGCGGCGAGAACGTCAGCGTCGCCGTGCTCGACCCGGCCAAGTCCGCAGACATCGTGAACTGCTGCAGGATAGCCTGATCGATATACGACAGCGGATTCACCATGTAGACGCCATCGACGGTGAATACGTCGCCTTCCTTCAGCGCGTAGGTGCCCATGCCGTCGATAGCGAGCGACGACCCAGATTGCGACCCGCCGAACACCGCAGGCGACGAGGACGTAAACGTCCCGGTCGTGTGCGTTGGCATGTTCGGGTCGTAATACCAGTCGTCGATGCCGAGTGCGTTGTCGCCGAACTTGCTGTCGCGGAAGGCCCGATTGATGACTTCACGCGGCCCGAAGAGCGCGAGGTTCGCGTTCGTGATCTCGCTCTGCGTGCGAGTGTCCGTCACGGCGCAGAGTTCTTCCGGCACGCCTGCTGACCGCAGCATGGCGACGCCGTTCGTCCACGTCAAGTTGTTGCTGAGAGGCGTCCCTGGTGAGCCGATGCTGAAGTAGACCGACTTGTAGACTTCCGCGCCGGACTGCGCGTCCGCCTTGTTTGCGAGCGCCGCGCCGGCCGGCTTGGTATACCGCTTCTGCACCTCTTCGACGCGCAGGGCGCTGTCCGCGCTCGACCACTCCATGCCCACCTGATACTGATGGTTGATGGACAGCGGAACGGTCTGATTCAGAATGCTCTGAATGATGAGCGCCTGACCCTCGTTGACCACGAATCGCTGCGGGATGCGCACGTTGATCGTGTCGCCCAGCTTCGATGCGCTCTTCGACCATTCCTTGTTCCACTGCCGGTCGAACTTCCCGACGAGCTTGATGCTGTTCTTCCAGAACATGGCCACGTCTTTGGTGACCCATGTTGGCGTGATGAAGGTATTCATCAGCGCCTCCTGCCGGCGTCCAATCTACCGTCGTGCGCCGCCCCATTTCCGCTCATGCGCAGAGAGGGGCGAATCGTCGTCGGGTATCTCGTCGCTGGTTCGCGTGTGGCCCGTCCGCACCGGATTCGGCGGACGTGGAGCCAAGGCTATTGGAGGCGCCGGAGCGGCCGATCCGGTCGGTGCGGCCTGCGTTCGGCTAGAGAGCCAACGCGTTGCATGGGCAACGTAGGCGTCCGTTGGCGGCTTGCCATCGAACATCATGAGCACCCCGGTTAGCTCGTCGGGATGCGTGAGCAGATAATACAGGAAATCAGGGCCATTGTCATGCACGGCAATCGCTTTGAATACAGACGGCGGCAGGTCGAGCCCTTGATGCTGCGCCATCAGGTCGTCGAAATCGTCGTGGGTTTCCTTGAACTTTGCCACGCGCTCAGCCGCCTTTTTCATGACGGCCTGATACTCTTGGAAGGAGGCGTCGTTGTCGGCCTTCTGCTTCGACTCGGCCGCTTTCGCGTCGCGCGCGGCTTCCCGCTGTTCGACCTTCCATTCGACCAGATCCTCGTTGTAGGCTTCGAAATCGGCGTATTTCAGGCCGTCGCCGATTTCCTCCATCGACGGCTTGACGCGCGTCGGAGGGAGAGGTTGCCCGGTTTCCCCCGGCACCGGGCGAGCCGTCGTCGCCGCATGGACCGCAGGGGGAGCTGCGGCAGCGGCTGGGGCTTGCGGGACCGGCTTGCTGTGCCGTTCCGCCAGTTCTGCTCGAGCGCGAGCCCGGTAGACGCGCTCGGATTCGTTCGGGAGCCGTTCGACGCCAGCCTTGTCGAGCGCGGCCTTCTCGCGCGCGGTCCACTTGTTGATTTCGGCCACGTCGTCCGGCGTCGCCTGCTGACTCGCGGCCCGGTGTCGTGCCTTCGCGCGCACCTCATCGTTCTTCGCCTTCGCCTCGCCGTCGAGTGTCGGGTCCGGCGGACCGAATGCGGCCTGATGGTCGGATAGCGATTCGGATTCCGGTGCCGGTGCGTCTGCGACAGGTTCCGGCGCGGCGCCTGCTACGACTTCGTCACTCATCGTCTCCCCCTTCGTTCTGTGCGGCTCGTTCGGCCATATCTGACTCATGCTGCCGCTGTGCCGCCGATTGCCGTTCCGTGGCGCTCGTGCTCCGGTCTGCCATGTCGCGCTCGTGCGCCTGTTCGCCAGCCTGCGCCTGCAGCTCACGCGTCTGCTGCTGCGCGGCCACTTCCTGAGCCTGATTGAATTCCAAGCCGGTCGAGAGCCGCTCCTCCGCGGCCTGCTGCGCGATGTTCATGGACGACTTCGCGGCGTTGATGCGCGCGACTTCGATGGCCTTCGCGTTGTCCATCTCCTTGAGGCGAATCTCCAGCATCATCTTCTGCTTTTCGAGTTCTCCTCGGAGTTGCTCGATCTCTACCTTCGACTGCGCGTCGATCTTCGCCTTCTCGATGGTGCCCTGTTGCTCGGCCTGTTTCGTCTGGATGAACTGCTGCGCCTGCTGGAGTTGCTGCCCCATCTGCTGCATCTGCGCCTGCACTTCAGGCGGAATGTTCCCGGCGCCGCCATTCATCTGCTGCTGAATCGCTGGCGCCAGCATCAACTTCGCGCGGTCGGCCATCTCCTTGTGCCCGGGCCCATCGTTCGAATCGAGCCAGAGGTCGCCGAACCACGTCATGAGTTCAGGATTCGCGCCGATCAGTTCTCCAAGCATGGAGAATTCTTCCTGCCGCTGCGTGTCGTAGTCCTTCGACACGCGAATCGCGACGTTGAATTCGGCGTCCGGCGTTAACTGATACGTCTTCGGTTCTTGCCCCTGATGTTGATTCGGGTCGAACGGCACCGGACGCTGCTTCTCGTTCCGCACGAACGGCTGACCGACGAGCACCGACTGCGATTCGTTCTTCCCCGTCATCATCTGCATGAGACGGCCAGGGCGACGCCCGTAGATGGGATAGAGCAGGCTGTTCTGAATCTTCGCTTCGTAGGTGACGGACTTGACGAGGTTCTGCAGCCCGCCACTCGTGCCCTTCGAGGACTGCTCGATCAACTGGCGAATCGCGCGGCCTGACCGCACGGACGGATCGACGTTCCCGAGCGTCGCATCCGGAACGCCCGTGGACGACTTCACCGACTGCACAAACATATTCCGCAGGCCATCCCACACGCCGACCGCTTCTGACGTGTTCCGGACAAGCGCAGCCGGCGGCGGCAGCGGCGCGCCTGACCCGACCGGATACTCGGGCGTGTAGGCGTTGTATTCGAGCCGTCCGATGTTGCGGATGTTCGCTTGGTCCCACGCCTCGTCGAACCCATCGAACTGACCCGCGACTCCGGTCACTGGCGTCTTGGGTGCGAGTAGGGCCACTTCCACTTCCGTGCTCGCCATCACCGACACGCCGAAGGCGGCATCACGCGCCGGCCGAACCATGCCCTGCGCGCGGTATTCACGGTCGAACGGTTGCACCTCTTCCCACACGACCTTCACGATCGGCATGTAGGGCGACGGGATCACCGTCTCGTCGAGCACGTTGATCCCGTCGATCTTCGACCAGCGGATCGTTTTCTTCACATGCCGGCGGTCTTCGATTGGCTCGCCGTCCTCGTCGATACCGCGTGGTGCATCGCCCGCCTGTTCTGCCGGCACGGTGCGTCCATCCGCCAGCGTCGCGAGCGTCACGACTTCTCGATCCGTCCAGAAGTAGTTCATCACGCGGACTGATCTGACACCGTCCTTGTCCGTCGTGAACCAGTCCTTCGCCTCATCGCCGAGCCCGCGCCAATCGTCGTCGCTGACACTGTCGCGCTTAGATAGTGGGCTGTCAGGATGTTCGGCCTGATACTGTTCCCACGACATGTCCGTGCCGTAGAATTCCCAGTCGCAATCGCTGCCGTCCGACTGCTCGTGGCGAGGGTCGAGTCGAACCGCCGACTGGTTATAGATTTTATCGACATAGACTTCCTGATCGTTGCTGCGCTCGCTGACGTAGCGGGTCAGCACGATGTAGTAGCCCTGTCCAGCCTTGCGCGCTCGGTCCGCGGCCCAGTTCCGAGCGTCACGCGCGTTGCTCTCGCGCTGAATCTTCCGCACAAGTCCTTCGCGCAGCTCGATTTCCGTATCGTCGATCGGCCCGATCAGGTCGCCGAAATCGTCCGCTGCCACGATTTCCGGACCGAGGTCGGTCTGCTCTGCTTCCGCCTTCACATGCGCCAGTGGGTCGTGCAACGTGTCGATGGTCAGGCAGGGACGCGCCGGGACAGGCGGCAGGCCAGCCGCCGCGTTCTGTCCGCTACGGGCCAGCATCAAGTCGTCCGGCCACTGCTGGATCAGGAAGCGCAGGTCGTCAATCTCGCGCTGGTATTGCTTCGTGCCGGCTGTTTCGGCCTGCTTGAACCGATCTCGAGCGAGCTGCACGTCACACTTCTTGCGCGCCATCAGGATTCATCCTTCAGGAATCTCGCTCGCTCGACCGGATCGAGTGGTAACCGATGCCGCTCAGGCAGACGATGCCGCTGCTGCTCTATGTAGCGGTCCTTCATGGCCTTGCGCGTCTCCATCGACAAGTCGAGCCACTTCTTGAGAATGTCCATTTGGATCTTGTCGCGATACGACAGCATCACATCCTCCGTGGCCAGCCTGTCAGTGCCGGATTCAACTCGCCACCCACTGGGGGGAGTGGGGCGCCATCAGTCCAGATCCAGAACAGCTGTCCGATCGCGCTTCGCCACATAGGTAGACTCCAAGCATCGCTCAATCGCGAGCGAGAGATGACGGTGCGGCAACGTCGGGAAACTCTTTCGCAACGCCGTATACACCTGATGACGCTTGTATTCGCCAGCCACGCCTTTCGTAGCCCAGTACTGAGTCAATCGCTTCGCGACGAGATATTCAGGCCGCTCGAAGTCCTCATCAGTCGCCATCTCGGCCACGTAGACATAGGACGGCTCGACCGGATCGAGACGCTGCGCGATGATGCGAAGCCACGCGGCGAGCCACTTGACGAACCTCGCGGAGTAGGTCGCCATCATGTTGGATCCACGCTGCTGATCGGGTTGCCGGCCGTCCGCACGATGTCCGCCGTCCAGGCCGCATCCGTGTCGTTCTCGGCATAGATCGTGACGACGCCAGCCACGATGTCCACCTTGTTCCGCAGCGGCCTGAGCGCGTTGCGCACGTTCCGCGTGTTCCCACTGCCGCCGCCGGCCAAGTCACGATTCAGGAATTCGTCGGCGATTTCCTGACAGGCGGACTGCGCCAATTCGGCCGCGCCGATCGCATCCGTCGCGAGCGCGGCATTGTCGATAGCTCCTGCCGCAAATGCCGTCGAGGCGATCCCGCCGACGCCAATCGCGTAGCCGGTCTTGTCATTCACGACCGTCACTGACCCGACAGACCCGACAACGTTTCCACCAACATTTCCGGTCACTGATCCAACGGCACCGCTGACGGACGCCACGATCTGATCAGTGGCGATGTTTGTGCCTGAGAGATTCACGGCCGTCGTCGGCGCTTCGACATTCGACCAGTCGATACCAGCGCCTCCGGTCGCCGTCACGTCGAGTTTGCGCCCTGCCGTCGTCGGTTGCAATGCGCCGTAGTCCGTGAGCGCCGTGTCACATTCCGCATTGACATCGGCCTTCGCTTGTGTCGCGAGCGACCCGATACTCCCGGTCACATTCCCGCCGACATTTCCCGTGACCGATCCAACGGCACCAGTCACAGAACCCACGGCTCCAGTCACGGAGCCAACCGCACCCACGACACTACCGACCGACCCTACGACGTTGCCCCCCACGTTGCCAGTCACGCTGGCCACGGCAGATGCCGCGACGGCCGTTCCGATTGATGTCTTCATCGTCGTCGTGAAATCGCCATTCGTCGGAGCATTCGTCAAATTCGTCGCCGTCGTCACAGTCGTCACGGTCGTGATCGTGCCAGCGGCAATATTTGTCGTCGATGCAAGCGTCGAATTCGTCGGGAATGTGACGGTTCCGGCATTCACAACAGGATTCGTCTTGATCGTCTCAACATCCACCTTCTGCGTTGTCGCAATAGTGGTCCCGGTCAGCGCCAACGTCGTCGTGGGAGCCTCAACATTCGCCCAATCGATCCCAGCGTTGCCTCCAGCCGTGACATCAAGCGTGCGCGCGGCCGTCGTCGGCGCGAGCAGCCCAGTCGTGCCCGCATCGATTAGCGAATTGTTCAGCGCCGCAGCGCGGAACCCAATCGTTGGGCCGCGCCACGGCAGCACGCCAGTCGCCACACCAGAGAACCACCCTACGCCCTCCGTGTCGTTATTGATGCTCGCGCCGCCCGATGCCGTGATCTCGATGGCATACATCCCGTTTCCGAGGTTCGTCCAGTCGTAGTTGCCGCTCGTCGTTGGCGTCACTGCGGTTTGCGTTGTGACACCAGCCGTCGTGGTGAAATTCCACTTCAGCGCCATCCCGGCGGCGTTGTAGGCCACGGACGCTTCAATCGTCTTGAAGTCCGTGTCGTCGACCAGCGGGAGGATGTTAACCGGCGCGCTCGCAATCGCCGTGTCGACATCCATCCACATATCGGGCATCGATCAGCCTCTCAACTTCCCAAACATCTGATCGCGCGCGGCGCGCACATTCGACACAGAGCCATTCCCGCTCGTTTTCGAGTAGGCCGAATCCAACTCCTCGAACGCGGCTCGAGCCTTGGCGTTCTGCGCATCGCTTGGTTCGCCCTGCGTCGGTTCCCAATCCCCAAACCTGAAACGCTTGACCACTTCGGCGTAGTGGATGTTCGACGATCCGTCGCCGTCGCGCATCTGAATCATCACGTCTCGCACGTCGGCGAATTGGTCGTCGGCTGACTCGCAGGTCCGCAAGAACGTG